AGAAGAGCCTCAGCAAATATCTGAAATACGCACAGGCAGCGGATGAATTGTATGAGCAGGAGGTGAAGCGACTCCACGGAATGATGGATGAAATCAAAAAGGAGGATGATAAGCAAAAAGAGAAGCCCAAGGAGTAGTCCCTGGGCTTTTTCTATTTCTTGTCTGAGTTGAGGTAGTCTATCACTTTCCTGTTCGCATCGTCGATTGCCTTCGTGTCGTACTTGACGTACACGGAGGTAATCGACCTATCCCATATCGAATGCCCCAAAGCTCGACCGATTGTTTCGAGCGGTATTCCTATCTCGGAGGCGAACGTTGCCCATGTATGCCTGTTGTAGTAGCTCGATACGTTTGGTTCTATTGGGCTTTGGCTTTTCCTGCGCAAGTCCTTCGTGTCCCTTGGGCCTAGCCTTCTCAAAGCATGGTTCAGGTTAAGAGTGAAGCCATCAACGTTCTTGGCTTCAACAATATCAAGGAAGTCGAGCAGTCTGTCCTTCTTCCTGCTTTTGTGTCTGTTTATTATTTCCAATGCCTCCGGCTCTACCTTGATGTCGTAGAGACGACCTGTCTTGTTCCTGTAGTAGCTTATCCTTCCGTTATGAAAGTCTTCCTTCTTTAAGCTCAACAGGTCCGACACATTGATCCCTATAAGATAAAAACCGAGCATAAAGAAGTCTAAGTACGCCTGCGTCTTGCTTCTGTACGTCTTTGCGTCCCGGAAAGCCCTCATCTGTTCCAACGACAGGCAACGCTTCTTTGTGGTCTCTTTCTTCAACTTGATGGCGTGGAACGGGTAGTTGTTCGTCTTTCCCTCCTCGATTGCCACCTTAAACACCGACTTGATATGCGTGATGTCCGTAAGGATTCCGTTGTTGTTCCGCCCCTTGCTTTTCTCGTGGCTTATGAAGCCATCCACCCATTCGTTTGTCATAGACGCGAACGTGCAATGTGGATCATAAGCCTCCACGCAGCGTAGGGTTCGCTTGTATCCCCTTATCGTGTTCTCCCTTGACTTGCCGTTGGCAACATTCTCCATGAAGTCCAGGAACGGAGATTTCTCGCTTTTCTTCACTCCTGTGCATATCTCCTTCAGGTGGTCTTTCATTAACTCAACGGATTCCGTTCCGTGGTCAAGTATGTAACTCTCGCACTTGGAGAATATGTCTGCCAGCTTTCTCGTCTTGGCTTTGTTCGCCTTGTCCGAGCGTGGAAACACCATTCCGGAGAACTTCTCAGTTGTCTGGATGCCTGTGTACACATAGAATCTCTTTGCCTTGAACGTGACCGCGAAGTACACCTTGTTGGTCTTGGCCTCAACATATACCTTCATAACGATTTAATTTTTAATCATTCCTTATATCTACTTGCGTTACTTGCATATTACTTGCAAAAACACCCCTCAAAAGCCCTCAAAAGCCGTTAAAACTACTTAAATTAGCGAGGTATTTGAAAAGCATATTTTAAAGTTATCGTTGATAATCAAGTATTTATGGAGTTATGAGTGATTATCCGTTACTGTAATCATATTTATTCTGTAATTCCTTAATTATCAATTATTTATAAACTCTTTATTCTTTTTACTTGCAAATTACTCACACATTTGCCCACAAATGAGTTTACGTAGGCTTGGGATTTAGATTATATTAATGACGCTAAACATAATCTTTTCCGTACTTACATTGTCTTTAGAGCCCCGATAACCTTGAACACCTTAGTTATTGTAGCCTTGTTGATTTCTTGGTCTTCGTACTCATCATTGTATGCGTGAAGCGTTAGGTGCATGTCGTCAGATCCCTTGCGGACCACTTTGACCGTCCGAAGGTCGTTAGTCGTCATTATGGCATACACCTCGTTCATTGGCAAGAAACTCTGCCAGTCTTGTACTTCCTTCAGCGCAATGATGTCCCCATTGCTTATGAACGGCTTCATGCTGTCTCCCGATGTCCTGCACCAAAAGTCGGCTTTCTCGTACCCCGGTACGGAAATATGTTTAGACGGAACGTTCGGGGTATCGTTGTACATCATATCGAACCCCAATGCGAAATCCACGTCATAGAAAGGAATCTCGCATTCTTTCTTTTTATTCTTTATGGTCTCCGCAAACTTGACGGCAAACTGATTTTCTATCATAGCCTTTCCTTCGTCCGTGTAAGGCTCTCCGTTCCCATTGATGAGCCAATCCCTGTTTACGCCTACGTTGTCGCAAATCTTATCGACATCGGCTTTGGTTATTCTCATCGTCCCCTTCATCTTCTTTGCGAAGTTTGAAGAGTTGATGTCAGCTTTCACTGCAAAGGCGTTCGCCGTCAGTCCTCTGGATACCATGAGTTCTTTAATTCTAGTCAAAATCTCATCCATATCGACATTTACTTTTAAATATGTAACTAAAATGGCGAGTTAAACAAATAAATGTTAAAACTAACCAAATAACTAACAAAACATTTGGTTACTACCAAAGTTTTTAGTACCTTTGCAAACGTCAATCAGATAAGACCTGAGAGACAAAAGCAAGGTGGGACTGAGTTTTAACCCAATCCGAACATTTAGACACTGCAAAGATAGGTTCTTACTTTGGTTTCACCAAACTTTTTTGGTTAAATAAACAAAACGCAGACAAAATAATGGAAACAAATTTCAATCATAAAGAAATAGCGTCTCGTGTCAGGGAGATTATGACAGATGTCGCCTCTAGATCCGTTAGGGATTTCGCCAACGATGTCGGAATAGATTGTTCCAATATGTTGAAGAAGCTGAAACTTACATCTCCGTTTACCAAAAGAGACATTGCGCTTATCTGTCAATCTTTGGATGTGAACTATAGCTGGCTCGCTTTTGGTGACGGAAATAAATATAAAGCATTTCCAACCAGAAAACCAACTGACGTTAGCGAGGTTGACATGTTAAAAATGGAGAATGTTTCCTTGAAACAACGATTGCAATGCGTTGAGAACGAAAGAGACTTTCTCCGAAGTTGCATCAATAAATGACTAAGACATGGAACAGAATAATAAGAAATTCAGAACAAAGGTCGGAATAGATGTTGTTGAGAAAATAGTCAGCCTGAAAGAGGTTGGACAAGAGTTCTTGACAAACAAGACGATAATAACGTATCTCGGAGGCGTAAGCAAGGACTTCGTTGATAACTTGCGCAACACAGGGCAGCTTCCTTTTTATAAGATTGGCAATACTATCCTGTATAAAGTTAATGATGTGCGTAGGCTTGTTGAGAAGAACAAAGTTGTTTAAGCCTGTATATATTCCACGATTATTTGCCTAAGACACTATATAGAACTTTTTTCATGAGCCCGTGAGGGTTAGTTGCTTAAATAATTTAACTATTTTATGCTCAAGCGTTAGCTCGGTGTGGTAGCAGTGTTCCGCACCGATAAGGACGCATAGCTCAGTGGAAGAGCAGTTTCCTCCTAAGAAACAGGTCGCAGGTTCGAATCCTGCTGCGTTCACAAACGAAAGTGAGGATAGTTCTTTGAAATATTGGTTAAACATATAATAGTATGCAGGGAAAGGAAGTACCGGTGAGAGCACAGGCATCCTGGAGGGTTCGTGAAACCATTGCGATGACCACCGAGAAAGGCACGGTTGCATACGAATTTCCGTCAGTCAAGCATTCGATGATGATTCCGCCGATGAACTGTCGCAAGGCACGCCACATGGTGACGAGACCTTGCGGTAAGCAAAGGAGAAACGGAAGAACGTGACAGGTGTACATCTTAGAATGTGGTCTGGTGACAAATCCTGCGAGATTAGTGCAGGGGTTGGCGGAGACCTTGGGATGAGGTCGGATTCCCGAACGAATTGTATATATGAAGAAGTGCTTAATGCTGGTTTCATAATACATAACTACAAAGAGGCGTGTGGTGTAACAGGGTGCATTGCGATAACTATTGATACCAATCTTATCATCGCAGGAGCGGATTCGTTTCCGCCTCGCCTCCTCCTATATATTAATTTTAACTACATTATTTAATTTGTATATACAGCTTGTCTGCGAAGATAGGCTGCACACAACGGACAGTAGCTTAATGGTAGAGCGACGGCATGACGCTAGATGATCAAGGTTCGAGTCCTTGTTGTCCGACTTGAGGCTAATTTTCTTTTTTCATAAAAATTGAATAAAATTCATAATGTTTTTGTAGATTTGTTTTCCTCTTGCCTGTGAGGGTAGGAGGTTTTAGGTGGGTTGGCAGAGCGGTAATGCAGCACATTGCTAACGTGTAAGTCGGAAACGATTCGTAGGTTCGATCCCTACACCCACCGCGCCATATTGTTTAAATATTTATTGGTTGATACTAAGTCTCACGTATCGAAGCCGTCTTGCCCTAGCGTGAGAGGGAGGATTGTAAACCTGGTAACAGGGCGGCTTCATTTTTTATTCTTACAAAGATGAAAGCAATACACAACATAAGAGTCCGAAAGGAGAACGTGAACGAGATATTGAAGCTCGAATGCGTTCGAAACGTCGAGCAATTTCCAGATGGAAGGATAATAGTCCATCTGAAACCAGAGTTCACGGACGGAAAGACCGAAGTGAACAAGGACGAGTACATCGTCAAGTGGGAGAGCGGAAAGTACCAGAGATACGGTGCAACCGCTTTTATGAACCTATACAAGAACCCGAACAAGGAGGCGGGCAAGCAATGGTCAGAGTGATGCAACACAAGTATTCCGTCGATGGAGTTGAATACGATAGCCGTGATGAATACCTGTATCATTATATCCTCCTAACGTCTCCAAATGTAAGCTGCATACATCGCCAAGTGAGGATAAACCTCATCAAGCCGATATGGATGCTTAAACCGAAGCAGCTAAAGACGAAGGTAAGATACGACCGGAGGCTCATGATCAACGGGCACAGTTACACCGCAGACTTTGTATTCTTCGAGAACGGAAGGCTAATCATCTGCGACGTGAAGTCCAATTACACCCAAAGCCTTCGAGAGTTCAGGATCACCGCCAAGGCTTGTGTGTCACGCATAATGGCACATAACAAGAAGCGTCATGGCGGAGAGCCTTTCGTGGTGTTCCGTGAGGCGATTCACATCAAGAAGAACGAATGGAAGATAATAGACTATCCTCCATTTGATTGTTCTATAATATAATAAGGTATGAAGACAATTTTTTATTTTTCTTATTTTATTGGTTTGATAGCTGTTGTTGTGGCAGTGGAGAGCATCAATCTCTGCTGCCATCTTCTATTCGGCAAGAAGCCAATCGAAGTTTTTGAACTATGAGTATAATATTTTTCAGTTTCCTCGCCACTTGTCTGATATTCATTGTTGGCGCAGCGTTGGCGATGATGTTCGGGGTGGCAGATATGAAGCCAGATGAGTATGAAGCAAGCAGTCATATATCCAACAACGACAGGTGAACGATTTGAATTTAGGGGGGGGTAATTCTAAGACAAAATGTTTGATTACCCAACAAAACTTCGGGCGACAGGCAGACAAAGCTGTTGTCTTAAAGTTATTCGAGATATGAATAAGAAACAATTAGCAACGGAGCTTTACTACAAGGTTAGAGAAAAACAGCTCAAAGACTTTCAATCACGTATGCCGAGCGAGAAGCAAGGACACGAGGTTACTATCAATGGTGTTACATACATTGCGGCTATCAGAAGGCTCACGCCTACAGAATGTGATAGACTGCAAGGTGTTCCCGAATGGTACGATTGGAGCGGTATTTCCGAAAGCCAACACTACAAACAAGACGGAAACGGATGGCAATGCGATACAATAAAGCATTGTTGGTCTTTCTTGCCAAAGTTTGATAGACCCATCAAGGTGTGGTCGTTGTTTGATGGTATGGGTTGTGCAAGTATCGTACTGAAGGAGTTAGGTATAGACGTTGGCTGTTTTATCAGTTCAGAGATAGATAAGTACGCAATCAAGGCAGAGATACAGAACTTTCCTAATATGATACAAGTTGGGTCAGTAACTGATATTAATGTGGCAGCATTGGTGCAAGAATATGGTGTTCCTGATTTCATTTGCGGCGGAAGTCCTTGCCAGTCATTCAGCTTCAGCGGAAAGATGAAAGGTATGAGTACAGCGCAAGGAGAGGAGATTTACACTCTCGACCGCTACTTGGAGTTAAAATCGCAAGGTTTCGAGTTTGAGGGTCAGTCCTATCTCTTTTGGGAATATATGAGAATCCTAACGGAATTACGCAAGTTCAATCCAAATATCTATTTCTTCTTGGAGAACGTTGAAATGCTGGAGAAGTGGGAACGATGTTTATCTCACGCAATCGGTGTTCGTGGTGTACATATCAATTCAGCGTTGGTTTCCGCACAGAACAGAAAGCGTATCTATTGGAGTAATATCAAGGTTAAGGATTTGGGTTGCACAAGTTTATTTGATTTCTCAGAAGACCCTTTCGAGTTACCACGATACCAAACAGATATACCGCAGCCAAAGGATAGTGGAATTGTTATCAAGGATATTCTTCAATGTGAAGCTGGGGATAAATACTACCTTAAAGATGGTATTGTCGCACAACTTATGGAGAAAACGGATAACAGCAAACTGAAAGACTATCTCTTAGAGCCACAAGTAAGCATTGATGAAGCATTGGAGTATATGAATGCTTATTCGGAATACTCTTCATTTACAGATGAGGAAAAGCAAGAAATAGCCACGATTGGCTACGAGTTGGAGAAACAAAGGCTTCACGATAACTACTACGGAAAGGAAAAAGATATGTATGAGACAAGCTAAACTCGTAGGTATGGCTTATTCAAAGCCCTTGGAGAATTGGGGGGGTAATCTGAAATGCCCTTGTATAACAACAGGGTTAAGTCATTACTATTCACAGAAGCAACTTTATCCGATGTTGATAGATATTTATGAGAAGTCAAGTGATAGCAATACGAGGTCGTAGCGATGGTGATTGGTTTTCTTCCTCACACTTTCAGAAATTAGAGGTGAGAGGTGATAAATCATCTTCGCTTACTTCCGTATCAAAGGATAATATGATTATTGAGTTATATGAAACGTAGAATAGTTTTCTATCCAACGCTATACAAATCAGTCGTAGTTCACCCCCTCATACGTTAAATGCGGCACTCTAACAGCGTTTTATTCGCATGGTGTAGGTGGTTTTGATTTACGACCATTCGTTTTAGAATTGATTGAGAAATGATAGCAAATCATCAACTTGAATTGATAAAAAAACAGATAAGGGGGGGGAAGAATAAAGCAATCTGTTTGTGTGCTACCATCTATAAAGGTGGAGGCAACAATGCGGTAACTTATATAGTTGAGTTATATGAGAAGTAACACAAGACGCAGCCAGCTCGACCACGAACGCTATATGGCACACCGTGAGGAGCGACTGCAAAAGCAAAGAGAATATTACAGAGCCAACCAAGAACACTACTTGAAGTTGGCTCGCTCGTATAGATTGAAATAACATATTGTTTAATTAAATTCATAAGATTATGGCAAACGACAAGATTAAGGTAAGTGTTATCATCGACAAGCAAGCACTTATCGACAAGGCGTTCAAGGCAGCGGATACTCCTGAAGAGTTCAAGGAGGTTCGATTGATTGTTGAGGACTCTGATGAGTTCGTTCGTGACGTGGCACAGATTGAAGACGAGAAACAACGCAATGCGAGCAACGAGTTCTTTGTAGCTCTCGCACTCGATATTCTGCTCTGCAAGTACAGCCAGGCTAAGATGGCTGTTCGTATTGAAGCTGAGAATACCAAGGAGAAAGAGGAAAAGGCGAAAGCCAAGAAGTCCTTCGAGGAGTTGAAGAAGAAACTCGGTGAGGACAATCCTCTTATCTCTACCTTAGGTGAAATCTTTAATTCAGAGGAGGACTAATGTATGCGTACAAAAACAGGCTCTTGGTTCGAGACAAGAATCAAGTATCAGAAAACGCAGGAAGACGGAAGCGAGAAAATCGTAAAGGAACTTTACGTTGTGGATGCTCTTTCCTGCACGGAGGCGGAATCATCAATCATTGATGAAATGTCAGCATATATCAGTGGCGAGTCCGCAGTGACAAGCGCAAAGAAAGCGACCTTTGATGAGGTTTTCTTCTCAGACAAAGACGATGATGATTTGTGGTTCAAGGCAAAGTTGCAGTTTATCACTATCGACGAGAAGAGCGATAAGGAGAAACGTACAAACGTTACCTATCTCGTACAGGCTAAGTCGTTGGCACGTGCGCTTCGCTACATTGATGAGGTTATGGGCAAAACGATGATAGACTACGATGTAGTCGGTCTTAACCTTACGAACGTGATGGACGTATTCGAGCATCATGCGCCTTCCGACACAGAGAAAAAAGAAGCGGATGAGTAGAGTAGGACAGATTATCGCCAATATGCCCGAAAAGATGGCTAAGGCGGTTCTCCACCAACGAGAGATACACGCTTGCCTTATGGAGCTTGACAGGGACAAGGTACTAGCCCTGCAAGCGAAGAGCGTGTATCTTAACTTTCAAGATGGCGAGGGGAGGATTCTCGATGCAGTTCCTCACTACTACGACCGACCCGACGGAAAGGGAGGCTCGGTAAGGGTGGAAACGTATTTCCGATACATCAATAAGGTTCATTAATCTATTCTCACTATGAACAGAAGTCAGCTAAACCCATTCTACAAGCACTCCTGCCACGATTGCCTTTTGCTTGGCTTGTGTGGCAATCCAAAGGCTCGTAGGTTCACAGACTACTGTTGCAGTAACTGGGAATGGAGATATGAATGAGTAAATAACAATTTAAAAATTAAAGATAAAATGCCAATCATTAAAAAAGACGACGTTGCTCCAGAACGTCCTGTTATTATTGTTTTGTACGGTCAGCCTGGTTCAGGCAAGACATCACTTGCCACAACAGCAGAAAAGCCTCTGATACTAGACTGTGACCGCGGATATGACCGAGCTGTGCAACGTGTAGATACCCTTTGCGCAAACACTTGGCAAGAGGTTCTTGACAATATCCCTGCTTTCAAGGATTACAAGACTATCGTCGGTGATACAGCCAAGGCAATTTTGGACGATTTCTTGTCTGAGTATGTTTGTCAGATGAACTACAAATTGCGTACAAACACTTTGAAGCGATATGGTCAGATGGGCGATGAATTTAAGTCGTTCGTCGGAACTCTTCGTTCAAATGGTTCAGACCTCATCTTTATCTGTCACGATAAGGAAACTTCCGAGGGTGATGTAATCAAGCACTCGCCCGATTGCACAGGTCAATCCAAAGACTTGCTTCTTCGTATTGCAGACCAAGTTGGTTACATTTCGATGATTAACGGAAAACGCCATATCTCATTTGAGCCAACAGATAACTACATCGGCAAGAATGTAGCACAGATTCCATTGACTGAAATCCCTGATGCTACCGCTCCAGAGTTCGCTACCTTTATGGGTGACATCATCAAGAAGGTAAAGGAATCTATTCAGTCTAAGTCCGAGGCGCAGCGCAAGGCTAACGAGCTTATCACTAAGTTGCGTGGAGAGCTTGCCAAGGTAGAGGATGATGAGGGCGCAGCCAAGTTGCTCGCCGACTGCAAGGAGTTGCCTCAGATTATGAAGCAGCCTTTCTTCAATGAGATTTCCACGGCACTCGCCGCAAAGGGCTTTACTTATGCCGACGGCAAGTTTACTAAGCCTTCCGATGAAAAGAAGTCTGCTGCCAAGAAAGAAGACAAGAAGGATGAGGCTAAAGAAAACGCCGATGGAGCAAAGTAAGAAGCCACTCGCTCGTGTGACAACGATAGAGGCGTTCAGAAGATACATCGAACAATCGGAGTATGACAACTACGAGATAACAGAGCAGAGCGTTATAGACAACATCGTAGGTGAGTTCCAAGGGAACGAATATACACGCATTGGCTCGGCTTTCCACGCAATAGTAGAGACAGGATGCCAGCCTTGTGTTGTCGCTCCAGCTGGTTATCGCACATTTACATATTATGGTAAGGAGAAGCAAGAGTCAGTACCCGAAGGTCGCACGTTCGACATAGATGGCTACCCTGTTACTCTTGACCTTAACCAAATCAAGGTCGCTCTTGATTATCGCTACCAAAACATCGAAGCCTTCCACGAGATACGAAAGTATAAGGATTACGGAAGGGCGGTTGTCACTGGTTGCGCCGACGTAGTGAATGGTTTGCAGCTTCGAGACATTAAGACAAAGTATAGTACGCCACAAGATAAGCAATATTACGACTCTTGCCAGTGGAGATTTTATCTTGATATGTTCGGGGCTGACATCTTCGATTTCGACCTCTTCTGCTTCGAGGAATATAAGATAGACAAGCACGGATATGATGTTCGTGGCTTGCCGCTTATTCCGCACACGCCTCCTATCAGAGTTTGCCGATACGATGGTATGGAGCAAGATATTCGTAATCTCTTAGACCAATTCTTGGATTGGGCAGAGTTTCGAGGTTTAACGCAGTATTTATATAACACAAAGATAGATTAATGCAAATTACAGGAAACATCGTTGTGGTATGCCCATTGAAAAGCGGTGTATCGCAACAAGGCAAAGAATGGCAGTCCCTGGATTTCGTGGTTGAAGTCCCAGGGCAATATCCAAAGAGAGTTGTTCTTAACTTGTTCGGGCAAGACAAAATCAATCAGCTCAATCCACAAGTTGGAGAGCAGAACGTGACAGTTGATTTTGACATCGACGCACACGAATACAATGGGCGTTGGTTTAATCAAATCCGTGCCTGGAACATCAATCGCCAAGGACAGCAAGGTTATCAGCAGCCACCACAAGGAGGCTACCAACAAGGAGGTCAGCAGTGGGGAGCGAACAATCCTGCCGCAGGAGCACAAGCCGCAGCACAAGCGCAACAACAAGCTATGCGTAGCGCAGTGCCTAACGGTCAGCCTGCACCACCCAATGCACAAGGTCAGTCAGATGACCTTCCTTTTTGATGCAAAGGTTGAAATGATAAAGCAAGCATTTAATTGTGAAATATGTGGTACAACTTAAAGAATGCAGTGGAGCTTCAAAAGTTCCGTGACAGATGTGTAGAGCTTCAAAACAAAGGCTCGATGGTTGAGCTTACAGAGAAGAAAGGACGTTCGTTACAAAGTAACAAATACTTACATACAATGCTATCTTCTTTCGGCTTACAATTCGGTTATACACTTGATGAAGTTAAGACGCATTTCTATAAGCTGACCGCAAACAAGGATATATTCGTCAGAGAGGGGATAGACAAGTTCACAGGTGAGATTTACACTTACCTACGTTCCTCTGCCGACCTTACGCAGGACGAAATGAGCAAGTCAATAGACAACTTTCGTGCTTGGTCTAAGGAAGAGACAGGATTTGACTTTCCTTCATCTGACGAGTATATCGCATTGCTTCACATTCGGCATGATGTAGAAAATCAACAAAAATACTTAGGCGTATGATATTACCTAAAGAAATAAGACAGAAGTCTAACGAGTTGTTCCCAAGCGACCGAGAAAAGCAGAAAATCTTCTGTATGGGTGCTGCTTTCGCCCTTGGGTATGACTTATCTGATTTCCAAGTAGAAGAGCCGCCACAAGGCGATTATCCGTGTCAAGAAGCTCTTGACGAGTGGCTGGCTTACAAGAAAGAAAAGAAACAATCGTACAAGCCACGTGGACTTGCAGCCCTAAAGAAGAAACTACTGCAAATGAGCGGCGGAAACCCCGAATACGCAAAGCAGATAGTAGATTTCTCAATGGGCAACAACTACACTGGTTTGTTCGCTCCTAAAGACAATAGTGTTAATAGTTATGCAAGACAACAGCAATCAATTAACAAGGCAGCAGCAATCCTCACAAGCTGACATCGCAGCGGCTGTCGAAAGGTTCGGCAAGGGATATATGGATTTCCTTTGGAAATATCCTGCATTATCGAAGCGCAAGGATATGATAACGACCGCACACCAAGCGGTGGAACAAGGAGGGCTTTCCCTCGTGGAAATTGACAACAAGTTTTCCGATGGCGCAAGCGAGTGGTGGATAAAGAAGATGCTCATCGAGTTATTTACGTTCCTTGGTGCTTTTGAATCCGTCACTGTCTATCAGGTGAACGCCCTTGCAGCGAGGATAAGACAAGAGTACTATCATCTTACTCCTGCCGAGCTTACACATTTCTTTTATTGCTTCTCGCTTGGTGACTATGGTAAGCTCTACGCAGGGCGTACCGTCAATCCACAAGACATTCTGATTGGTCTCAAAGATTACTCATACATCTTGTTTGAGCAACGTGCTATGGTTGATAGCGAGAAACTTGCCGAGAAACAAAAACAAGAGGCTATCGAGGCAAAGAAGAACGCAATTACCTGGGAAACATATTGTGAGCGAACAGGTAGAGACAAGACTGCAAATCCTCTTGGCGGTCTTCAAGGCAAGGCAAAGAATGAATCAAAACGAGCAGACAATGGCGAACGTAAATGAACAAGCCGACGAGTGGCTTAGAGACCACCCGAAGGCGACACCGAGGGAGATTTGGTTGGCAGGGTA